CAAACCATTGAATGGTACGATATACCAAAGGGTGACGATTTTGAGTATACCAATACTGAGAGACACAATTCCTCTTACTTGCGTAAACCATGTTACACAAAGGAAATAGTAAATGGCTAATAATATTCGCTATGACTGGAAACATGAGCGCGGTGATTGGGTAATCGAAATCGCCAAAGATATTGACGGACATCTTTATCTCGGCATTACAAATATCAAGAGCGATAACCTGTACGAGATTGATGGAGACCAATATAGAAAAGAGTTGCACTATACAATTACAACTAAGGAGATTGAAGATGAGCAGTACAGTAGTAATATATCTAGACTTTGAACGTGACGATGTTGATGAGATAGATGTATACGAATATCTAAACGAGCTAATGGAAGATAATAATTTGAATTGGGAGATTGGTACGACATGTCGGATTTAGCAAAAGAAAATAGAACAGTAACACTAAGTAAGCATGAAGTTGTACTTGACCTAGATACGGTCGATATGATTTGGGAAATAGCTCATGGAGCAGACGGCTGGGAGAGAGACTTTCCTGCCAATGAAACAATCAGGATTCTTCAAGCATATGAGAAAAAGGCTCACATGTTAGATGAATTTGTAAGAAGTCTAGGTTATGAAGTTGAGGAGGATTTCTGAGATGAGCGATATAAAAACAGTCTGGGAAGGTCAGTATCTTAAAGTTGACTTAGTAGATACTACGACGGTGATGGAAATCACGGACAACTATAAGAATAGAAGCCGTATGTACAGCCTAACAGAAATGATGGATTTACATCAAGAACTTGTAGAGGCTTTTGATGTAACAATTAAAGAACTTAAAAAGTTAAATCATGATGTTACATACTCAGAGCAGATGCAGGAACAATTAGAGCCTATTAGTGATGAGGAACTTTGATATGGGATTAGACCAATACGCAACTGCTCGCAGAGGGGAAGCGAAGACAGATGACGAAGGCTATACATACTATGAAGATAGCATGGAACTAGCGTGCTGGCGCAAACATCCTAATCTACAGGGATGGATGGAAGACCTCTATCATGAGAAGGGTGGAGAGCAAGAGTTCAACTGTGTTGATTTGCAATTAACACTTGAGGACTTGAACGCTTTGGAAGAGTCGCTTGACGAAGAAGCGTTGCCGGAGACAGCAGGTTTCTTCTTCGGTGGTAATGCAGATGACCACTATGCAGAAGCTGACCGTGAGTTCATCGTACAGGCTCGTGCGGCAATCAAGCAGGGATACACTGTGGTTTATTCTAGTTGGTGGTAAGATGAAGAAGACAGAATGGGAAGAGCTAGACTTTAAGCCTACCAGAGATGGGTACTGGGCTAGTGCTAATGATATAAAGAGCAGGATAGCCGAAAGGCAATCACAAAAAAGAAAAAATGCTTTTATATTATGGCTAATTGTCATCTTGTCTATTTTGTTCTTGTTGACCATAGTTTGGTTTATGATATAGATTGGAATTGATATGCCAGAAAAAGAATGTCCAGATTGCAGTTGCAAGGTACACGTTCGCCAGAGACAATGTAGTTGTGGCTATGTGTTTCCTGTAAAAGCAAAAAAGAATAAAAAGAATATTGACCCACAGAAAGACCCAGAGTATACCTTCAATGGCTGGAAGAGAGTGAGAGCCAGAACTAGGAAGGCTAAGTGTGGTACATGTCCTAAAAAACTAAAGGGTGGAGATATGGCTTGGCACTCGTTCTATGATGATGGTGAGAAGTATTTTTGGTGCGAGAAATGTATGAACTCTATAGGAGAATATGCAAATGTCTGAACATTTGATGAATAATAGTGGCAGTATTACCTTTACTCCCTTACAATTAAAATTGATAAGGATTGGTTTAGTTTACCTAAAGAATGACTTTGATGAAGAAGACCTAGAATCGGTTGGCTATACTGAAGACGAGATGTATAAAAAGTTAGATTTTCTATTATGGAAGATAGATAATCCCACTTAAAGTTTTTTGGTATGACGGAGACAGGGAGGTTTGGTCATGTTGAAGCTCACTTTAATTTTTTTATTTTTATCTCTATCACCATCAAAACCTGTGTACAAAACAGGTTGGTCTAGGTTGGATAGATTTATGCAAAGACAGTACAGGAAATACGAAAATAAACAAGACAAGAAAATAATAATTAAGAGAGACAAGCATGAAAGAAAGATTCGTCGCATACCTGCACAACAAAGCTCAAGCTGATAAGGATAAGGCTCTAGGTTCTTTGAATCTGTTGCTTGACAATCCTGTTGGCATAGGCGACCACTCAACAGATGACTTCTATAACAATCTAGACCAAGCACTAGATACACTGGTGGATGCAGAGGACAGACTTGAAGTATTAAACATTTATTTCCCAAAGGAAAAATAGATACATGGATGCTGTTTATGCTGGGCTAACAGCTTGGACATTAGAGATTATGGTAGCCTTACTAGGCTTGTATTTACTGCACAGAGAAGAACAGAAGGTTTATAGCAGAAGAAAATGGACTACCAAAACAAAAAAAGATATAAAAAACAAAAAGCAAGAGACAGAAAAAGAAGAGCAAGAGCAAAGAGAAGAAGTGTTGCTGTAAAGTTCGATAACAGAGAACAGAAGCAAATTGAAAAACTAAAGTGGGTGAACAGAGAAAAGCTGAAACCTATCAGGAAAGAAGAAGATGAATAGTATCAGAGACGAACTCGCAGAAGTTTATGAAGAACTCTTATTTGCAAATGGTTTTGATGATGCAATCGTTGGAGTTGAATCCTCTAATCATAGGGTTGTCTACAATGTTGAGAAGATGGTAGAGATTCTTGTCAACAGAGAGGGCATGGACTCATGTGAAGCTAGAGAGTTTCTGGAGTTCAACACACTCTTTGCTTGGGTAGGAGAAAAAACTCCAATTTATTTGTATACAACTGAGGAAATATTATGCCAGAATATCTAGTGAGACTTAGGTCAAAAGAAACAAACCGTAGTAGAAAAGTAAAAGTTCTTTCCAGTAGTTACTCTGACGCAGAGAAAGAGGCTGAACGTATGGCTGGAGATAAGGACACTGTTGTAGAAATACACAACATTCATTTCAATTCGGAAGGCTTCAACATTATAGAGCGAAGATAAGTGATATGATACAATACAAACTACAATGCTGTGGAAAAGTTTACGATAACAGAGTGCCTATGTCATTCTCTAGTTGTCCTTTCTGTGAAGAAGATAATCCAATAATAGAAGAGGTAGACAAGGAAGATAGAGTTTTTGTGGGAGTATCAGGATTCTCTGGAGATAAAAAATACGAAGAGCGTCAGTGGGGTAGCTTTGAAATACTTGTAGATGAAAAAGGTTACAAGGTAAAGAGAATCACTGTCAGACCAAACCAAAGACTGAGTTTACAGCTTCATAAATCAAGAGACGAATATTGGACTATAGTTAAAGGTGTAGGCTGGATGCACGTTGGCGGCAAGGAATACGATGTAGAGGTTGGCGACGTTGTGCAAATAGATAAATATCAAACTCATAGAATAGAGAACAATCTAGCAGAAGACTTAATTTTTATTGAAGTTCAGATTGGAGACTGTAATGAGGACGATATTATTAGACTGCAAGATGATTATGGTAGAGCATGATAAAGCATGACATAGCTGTAATATCTTTCTTTATTACTGTACAGTTTGATAGGCTATGTGGTATAGTATACTTTTTAGCATACATAGTTATATTGAACATGGTGATTAACATAAAAAGATATGGGCTGAAGCGTATGTTTTTTTAATAATATGTGCAATCCTGAAATGGTACTAACATTCAGCCCAAGCCCCGTTCGTCTAGTGGACTAGGACATCGGCTTTTCACGCCGAAGACAGGAGTTCAATTCTCCTACGGGGTACTGGCCTTGTAGCTCAACTGGTTAGAGTACCGGATTGTCTATCCGGTGGTTACGGGTTCGAGTCCCGTCAAGGTCGCTTAATAATTATGAAAGTAAAATGTAAAGACTGTAGCAAAAAGATAAAAGCTAGACAAGCATATAGATGCAGAATCTGCAATAACTATTATTGTGAACAATGTTCTCTTGAACACTTCGGTCTTAAAGATATTGATGGTAGAGTTACATTCAAGAGTATGTTTAAGAGCATACTTTGGGTAGTAAAAAAGAATCTTGGTTTTATAAAGGAACAATGATATGGATACAATATCAATCGTGTTATGGACGGTGGCAGCAACATGCGCAGCATGGACTTTATTCTTAGCATATAATGTACATAAGTCCCTAAGTTGTTTATCTCTCAAACTTAATCAGTTACAAGAAGACTATTACGAGCATAAGCATGACTAAATCAGAGAAGATAGTTTTTGTCATGGAACAAAGAGATTCTCTAATGCAAAGTACAGGGTCGCAGTTGGCGACTTTGTTAATAAGTTTTTTACTCTACAGTTATTGGTGCAAATAAAAGAAATCATTATGTATACAATTTTGAATTATATAAATCGTAAGTGGAATCAATCAGTATTTTTATTCCACGACCTTGCTACTAAAACAAAGGTTAACTGGTTAGTTAAGTTAAGCATCTGGGCGCATGATAAGATGATTTGGGAATTACCTGAAAGACTACAACTTGTTGGAGGAATACCTGTAGCAGAACACCGACTCCAAAGAGAGCTAGAGTTATCTAATCATCAAATTCAGTATTGGATGGACTATGCTACCGATTTGCAATCTGCATTGATTGATATGATACCAGATGTCGAAGAAGAGCAAGAAGAATCAGAAGTGTTAGTAACGAGTATGAATGGTTGATATTATATGAATAACTGGCAAGCATATTATGATTTAGAGAAGAAAAAAGAATCTAACAAAAAACAACTTAACAATAAAAGACTGCTCTACTTCGCAGTGTTTGTTGCCAGCATGATGCTTGGTTCTCTTCTATTGGCTGTTATCTCAAGCGCAGCCTTAGCAAAACTTTTGTTCGGTTCTCTGTTTGCGATATTGGCTTTAGCGGCATTTATATCACACGTTGTTTGTTACTACTGGGTAATTGCGGCTATATTTCAAGATGATGGTATTGGTGGCGGATTTCTGTTCCTATTCCTGTCTGTAATAACTTGTTACATATGGTACGTTTATTATTCTTTTATGAATTGTAATGCTCTTGTAGCGGCATTAGGAAGTTTTGGAGCAGTTCTGTCAAAAGCATTAGCGGCGGCGGCAGTATATACATACACAGGCGGAGCATTTACAATCCTTCCTTTTGGTTTTCAAGTAGTGCCAGTATAATGATAAACTTTTTATTTGATGTCGATGGAACTTTAACTCCAGCTAGAGATTCAATAGATAAAGACTTTGATTCTTTTTTTGGACAATGGGTACACTCACAACAAAAGAAAAATAATAAAGTTTTTCTAGTTACTGGTTCAGACAGAGACAAGACAAAATCACAACTATCTGAGTCTTTGATTAGATTAGTTGATGGAATCTACCAGAACTCTGGCAATCAACTATACGTTAGAAACCATCTGAGGTGGGAGAAACACTGGCAAGTGCCTGACTCTTTAATTGAAGACTTGAATAAGATACTTGAGAAAAGCAAATGGTATGGTAAAGCTGAAAACAATATTGAGTACAGACGAGGTGAAATGAGTGCCATGCCTATGATGATAAACTTTTCTACGGTAGGTAGGTCTGCGAGTGCAGTTCAGAGGAAAGAATACTTTGAATGGGATAAGGGCAAAGGAGAGAGATTAGACATAGTTGACAGCCTATCCTCTAAGTATGATGATATAAGTTTTGCTATTGGGGGAGAGATAAGCATAGACATATACCCAAAGGGCAGAGACAAATCTCAAGTCCTTTCCAATATGGTTGGAGAGACTATATTCTTTGGAGATAGATGTGAGGCGGGCGGCAATGACTATGAGATAGCAATCATGTCCAACACACATTACAATGTTTCAGGCTGGCAAGAAACAGAAAAAATAATTTGTTCTAATCATCTCTAATCATCCTGCCGATAAATATACTTGACAACTTGATTACTTGTGCTATAATTGGAAACTATGAATATATTTTATCTATCAGACTGCCCCGTAGAAGCCGCACGCTCGCAATGCGACAAGCATGTTGTCAAGATGATTCTAGAATCTGCACAGATGCTTTGTACGGCTCATCACGCTTGCTCAACAGAAGCTCAAAGACCTGAGAAGTTTTACAAGCAAGCACATCTTAATCACCCTTCTACAATCTGGGTTCGTACAACCACAGCAAACTATGAGTGGATGTGTATACACGCACTAGCATTGTGCGAAGAATATACCCATAGATATGGCAAGATACATGCCAGCCAAGCTATAATAGAGTGGTGTGCAGACAATACACCAGAGATACCTGATGACATTATGACAAAGATGCCACAGTGTATGCCGGACGAATACAAAGACGAGTGTAGCATTACTGCTTATAGGCATTTCTACAATGTGGATAAAAGAAAAAGTTTTAAGTGTGTTTGGACTAATAGGCAAGAGCCTCGCTGGTGGAGAAATCATGAAGCCAATACAATGGTTAGCTGAAAAACAAATGTTTGTAGTTTGGGATGAAGCGGATATGCCTTTAGGATATTATGACAGTAAGGAAGAAGCTGAGATTGCCTTTGACGAATACAGCAAGGAACTAATGGAAGATGGATGAGATAAACTTCGACGACTACCGTGACCCATTCAAGGCTTTTAATATACATATGTCTATTGTATGTGACCTAGAACAAGGTGGTAAGATTAGCGAAGAGGAAGCAATGGCTGAAGTAAAGGCTATATATAAACAATTCAAGTTCTATTACAAACACACTCTTAAACCAAAGATGAAGTCTATGGACAAAAAAGGTTATTATAAATGAAAAAGATAGTTATAATTTCTGGTTACTTTAATCCTCTACATGTAGGTCACTTAGATTATATAGCTACAGCTAGGTCACTTGGTGATGAGCTTTGGGTAATTGTAAATAGCGATGAGCAGGTAGGGTTAAAGGGAAGTGTACCATTTCAAAATGAGAGTTCTAGACTAAGGATAGTTCAAGCTCTAAAACCTGTTAATAGAGCAGTATTGTCTACAGACAAGGATGCTACTGTAATTGATACATTAAAAATACTTTATGAAATATTAAATCCCACAGCAGATATACTATTTGCCAACGGAGGAGATAGATTACAAGGCAACACCCCAGAAGAGTTGTTCTGCAAAGAAAAAGGAATAGAAACTATCTATGGTGTTGGTGGTAGAAAAGTCGAATCTTCAAGTGACCT